AAATTTATCAAGTTTTGATTTTGATCCAATTGTTATTAATAATCCAGAGGGATTAGATATTTATCCATTTTTAAATGGATGGGTTACAGGGGTAAAATTTAAAGATATAGAAACAATTGATGATGTCGAACTTTAGAGCAATTAAAACCACAGATTTATCCTATGAATGGGTGATCAGCCAGATGCAATGTTTTCCATCTTATGAAGGTGAAACAGATTTTGTAGTCTATGTACATTGGCGCAGAAATGCAACATTTGAAGGATTTGTGGCTGATGTTTACGGATGCCAGACATATTCACAAATGGAAGGAAGTACCTACATACCTTATGCAGATCTAACATACGACATTGTTTGTGGATGGTTAGAAGAATCATTGGATGTGCCGGCATTAGACATTAATTTAGCCAAGCAAATAGAGGATTTGATAAATCCACCAATCATTACATTGCCATTGCCATGGGAACCGGTACCACCGGTGCCACCAATAGAAGAAAATGCCACTATATAATGGATCTAATGTAATTGTATACAATGGGGATATAGCTTTAGGGCATAGCACCAATGCAGTATTATCAATGAATTTAGATCTACCAAGCACCACAAATAAAAATAGTGGTGGATGGGCCGAATGTATAGCAGGTAAACGATCTGTTACAATGAAGGTAGAAGGGTTAGTGGATTACAGCGATCAGATGAATTATGATCAATTTGTCAATTTGCTGATCACTAAAAAATACACTAAATGGGTATTCCAAACAGCCGGAATGTTTTATTTTGGTGGAGGCTATGTAACAGCTGTAGAAGAAATTGCAGAAACAGAAACAGTGGTCAGATATTCACTTGATATTGTGATTGATGGTCGTGTTTATTGGGAGCCGAGATTGCCATGGAATTTGGTTTTTACGAATTGGGAAAATATAAATATCAATTGGGAAAATGTGTAAGATATTTTTCTATTTTTACACAAAAAAAGAGGAATAAAATTTAACAAATAATATGGCAACAGCAGGAGTATTTAACGGCACCAATCTTGTTTTAAAGGTTGAAGGCACAGTGGTAGGACACACCACATCATGTACATTATCAGTTAATTTGGATGTGGCTGATGCTACAACAAAAGATTCAGCCGGTTGGTCTGAAGGAATTGCAGGTTTAAAATCAGGTGAGATTTCATTTGATGGTTTAGTAGATTATTCAGATGCTAATAATGCAGAGCAATTATTGGATTTGTTAATCGCAAGAACTCAATTGACTGCAATTTTTGGAACAACTACAGCAGGTGATTCAATTTATACCTGTGATGGATTTATTTCATCATTAGAGCAAACAGGTGAGATGGAAGCTGCTGTAACTTTTAGTGGAACTATCACCGTTACAGGTGCGATTGTTAAATCAGTATTGTAATAATTTGCAATAATTATATTAACCCAACATCAGCAATGGTGTTGGGTATTTGAATTTAATCTAATCATAAAAACAAATGGAAGTCAACAAAAAAAGGGGTTACTGCCAATTAGATTTGGGAGGCAAAACCCGTACATTGCATTTTTCAATGAATTTCTGGGCAGCATTTGAGGAAGCATCAGGATTCAAAATATCCGAAGTAGATAAGATCTTTGGATCCGGTTTATCCATGGCCACAATGCGTGATATGGTGTATGCCGGTATCATTGCCTATGATCAGGAAAACAATAATGAAATAGATTATAATAAATTTAGTGTAGGTGCTTGGATGGATGAAATTGATCAGGAAGCATTAGGAACTATTATAAATACATTAATGGAATCAAGGGTTTTAGGTAATGATTTAAATGCAGGGGTGCGCAGAAACGTATCTAAATCGACAAAAAACCCAAAGTAGAAAAACCCCTAACATGGGATGCCATGTTTGATTATTACATTGGTCAAGCAGGTATTTTACCAGATCATTTTTGGCGCAATACATGGAAGGAAAATGCGTTGTTAGGGGAGAGTTGGTCAATTAAAATGAACCTTTTTTGGGAAATGAGTAGATTTGAAAGCGCAATGATTGTGAATTCTACAGCTAAAAAGCGATCACAATTAATCACACCGGATAAGCTATTTCCTTTGCCACAGGATGTGTATTTAAATAAGGGTGTACCTAAATCATCACCAGAAGAATTACAAGCATTTATGGAACAAATCAAGAAAAGCCAATCAAAGTAAGGATTGGTTTTTTTTATAACTTTGAGGCATGGCAAATACATTAGAAATATTTATTAATGGCAATTCCAAAGATCTGGAGGCAGCCTTATCATCAGCTGAAAAGAAATTATCTGCATTTGGTAAACAAATGAAGGATATAGGGCAGTCAATGTCCTTAAGATTATCAGCACCATTGGCCTTATTAGGAGGCGCTGCAATCAAAATGGCTACAGATTTTAATGAATCTTTAAACAAAGTAGATGTAGCATTTAAAGGATCATCAGCAGAGGTGCAAGCATTTGCAAAAAATACCTTAAAATCATTTGGTATTGCCGAGGGTACAGCATTAGACATGGCTGCATTGTTTGGGGATATGGCCACATCAATGGGATTAAGTACAGCAGAATCAGCTAAATTATCCACATCATTAGTAGGGTTGGCCGGTGATCTTGCATCATTTAAAAATATGAACATTGCCGAAGTTACAACAGCTTTAAATGGGATATTTACAGGTGAAACAGAATCATTAAAAAGATTGGGTGTTGTAATGACAGAGGACAATTTGAAATCCTATGCTTTGGCAAATGGTATTAAAAAATTGTATTCTGAAATGACACAAGGTGAAAAAGTGATGTTACGTTACCAATTTGTAACAGATGCCACAGCCAATGCACATGGTGATTTTGAGAGAACAGGTGGAGGCGCAGCCAATCAAATGCGAATGATGCAAGAAGGATTAAAGCAGTTGGGAAATGAATTTGGCCAAGTAATGTTACCAACAGTGGTAAAAGTTATTAAAGGCATAAATGATTACATTGGATCAATATCTAAAACATCTGATTTTAATAAAAAATTAATAGTAATTATTGGAGGTGTTGCAGCTGCATTAGGGCCATTGCTTTATATAGTTGGATTGGTATCTGAAAAAATGATTTCCGGATTTTCAGCAGCACAAAAAGTACTGCAATCAATGAGTAAATTTTTAATAGCTAATCCATATTTAGCATTGGCAGCAGCTTTAGCAATATTAGGAACTGCATTTGTACAATATACAGGCATTTTAAATTCAACAAAAACAGCAGAACAGGAAATGTCAGCTGTTAGGGATGAAGCCAATCAAAATATAGCAAAGGAAAAATCAAATCTTGAAAGATTGGTTGGAATAGCCAAGAATGAAAGGGTAAGTAAAGAAGAAAGATTAAAAGCTATAAAAGCAATTAATGCCACATCACCAGAATATCTAAAGAATATTACATTAGATTCTATTAATACAGATAAGGCAAAAGCAGCAATAGATAAATATAATACAGCATTGCTACAAAAAGCTACACAACAGGCAGCAATGTCAAGAATTGAGCAGCTCGCAGCAGATAATTTAGATCTACAAACAGGTAAAACAAATGCTAATTTAGATGCCACAACTTTATTAAATTGGTCTTTATATCAATTAACAGGAAATGTTAAATATTTAAAGAATGCAGGGGCGCAATATGCCAAAGGTTTAGATGATCAAATAAAGAAAAATATTGAGTTACAGGCAGCAATTGCCAAGACAGCCGGTATAGATTTAAATAAGGTTAATCCAATTGAAGAAGAAACAAAAAAGAAAACTGATCCTGTTGAAATATCAGCAGAAGCAAAATTTGATTTTGGTGATTTAGGAACTAAAATAAAGGATTTAAATAAAGAAATATTTGATGATTTACAATCGGTTAATAAAACCATTACATCAGAACAGGAAAATGTATTAAAAAAGTTTTTAGCTACCACATCATCACAAGGTGCTGAATTTGGAAAATTAATAAAAAGTTGGTTTAGTTATGATATTACAAATAGTGAATTTTTTACATCATTACAAAAACTATATGGGCAAGTTACCAATATTGCCACACCATTCCAGATAATGGATCAGCGAGTTACTGAAAGTACTGCTATATTATCAGAACAATTAGCGCTACAATCAGAACAATTTAATATGTATATGCAGGCCATGGATATGCTAAAAAATACCACACAGCAAGTATTTCAAAGCATAGGAAATAGCATTGTAAATTCATTTGGATTAGCTAAAACAGGATTAGAAGGATTTATAGGAGCAATGGCAAATGTATTGGTGCAAATGGGTGCCATGGCCATAGCTGAATCTATTTTCGGTAAAAAGAAAGTAGCTACAAATTTTGCTACAGCGCAATCTAATGCAGCTGTAGTAGGTACAAACGCAGCAGCAGCAGCAGGGCCGGCAGGTTTGGTAGCATTAGCGCCATTTATTGCAGCTGCAATGGGGGTGGTACAGGGTGCATTTACAGGAATTAGCGCATTTGCTAAAGGTGGTATAGTTAGTGGCCCAACAATGGGATTAATGGGTGAGTACATGGGTGCTAAATCCAATCCGGAAGTAATTGCGCCATTATCTAAACTACAAAACATGATGGATTTTGGTGGAGGCAATGACATGAATTTGTCTGGGGAGTTTGTAGTAAGAGGCCAAGATTTAATTTTAGCATTACAGAGAGCAGAAAAAACAAGAAATAGAATAGGATAGTTATGGCATACGGTGCAAGATATAGATTAGAATTTTCAGATATTCAAGGCAATCAGCGCAAAATTGAAATCTTAAAAAAAGATTATTCCGGCACTGTTTTTCCTTTAATCTGCGATGGTGAACCCATGACAATTGAATGGAAAGCAGATGATGATATTTATGAGCCATTGATTGGATCATCAGCAACATTGAATTTAAAGGTAACTAATGATGTTACTTATGATAATTTTTATTTATACGATGAAAGGGAATATAAACTAATTCTATATTTTCAAGAATCTGTGGGTGTTTGGTCTGTTTATTGGTCGGGATTTATCACCAATGATGTTTATCAAGAGGCCATTATTACACCACCTTATGACATTCAAATAACAGCCATTGATGGATTAGGTCAATTAAAAGGATTTAATACATGGTTGCCGGATACATTAACAGAGGCTAAAAACACATTTTTGTGGGATTTTATTTATCAGAATTTAGGCCAATTAGGATTGGATTTTGATATATGGATTTCAAATGATATTAGGACAGGTATATCAGCCAATTGGTCAAATATTTATGCAGATTTATTGATCAAAACAAATGCGTATATAACAAAAGACAATGATATTTTAGATGCAAAAAAGGTTTTACGATCTATTTTAATTGCTACAAATGTCAAAATTTTTCAAAGTTATGGCAGATGGTACATAGTTAATTCATCATCTTATGGTGATCAAAGAATTATTGAAGGAATACAGAGTGGCGCATTGGTAGGTAATGCGATTTTACCTGCTAAACAGGCATATTTAAATGGTGGATCAGAGGACATTAAATTTTATATTTATAATTCATCCGGTGCCTATGTAAATAATTTAACAGCTAATTTTTTAAGGACAATTAAAAGTCAATTAATACCACGAAATTCTAATATGGTTAGATCTGTAAAGAGGCCATTAAAGAAATATGAAATGACTGTAGATCTTGAAAACAAGCAAGTTTATGCAAATTATAACGCAGGATTTGAATTTGATTTGCAGTATTGGAATGCAGGTGCCGGTGTAACATTGACAGTAGGATCAGATTTTTCAGCCAATGGCGCTAATTCAGTAAGTTTTACAAATATACTAACATCTGGAGGGTACACACCAAGCACAGCCATTACCTGCCAAACATTTAATGTATCATCAAATCAGTTGACATTAAATTTTAATATGGATGTTGCATTTGATAATTATAATTATGATGGAAATACTACATTTACTTATCAAATTGCTTATTATGTTAGAGGTGGCACAGCAGGATCAGCCTATTTTAATGCTGCGACAAATACATGGGATGTTACCGGTACTATAATTTGGAATATACAAACCGTAGAATGCCAATCCTTTGAGTTTAGAAATATAAATGTAGGATTACCAAGTTTAGCAGTCTATGGTGATTTATTGGTAGGTGTTGCAGTTCCATATTACACAGGATTTGGATTTAATAGAACCTATATTGATAATGTAGGATTAATTCAAAATGCCATAGGTGCATCAAGGTTTAAAGCTGTTACATATACCGGTACTTTATATAACAATAATAAAAGTGATCTATTAGAACACGATGGAATTTACAATTATAATTCTGATGTAAATGATCTACAGAATGACAGCATTTTATACAATGCTAAATATGGTTTATTTTTTGGCCTTAAAAGGGCGCAGGATACGACACCACAAAAAATGGAACAGATCGTGATCCAACAAAGATTAAACGATTTTAGGGCATATCTTAAAAGTTATGAGGGTGATTTTAGTATAAATGGCAGTGATATTATGCTATCAATGGCTAATAAAGTTTACATAAAATTTGATACATTTACCGAAACGGATTCATGTATTATGGATTCCATGAAATTTTCGGTTAAATCAAATATTTATAGTATTATTTGCCACATTCCGGATAATTATACTGATGTTTCGCATCAGTATAGGGTTATTAATCAAGTTTAAATTAGTAGTTTGTTTTCATAGTAAATAGGTTGTGTTTGTGTAAATGGCCCGATTTTTAATCGGGTTGTTTATTGGTTAGGTTGGGATGCAAAAAGATCATTAACATTGTTAGTGGTCTTTTTTGTTAATTTACAAATGTGATTTCTATTTGTTTATTTGACTAATTTTGAAAAAAACTAATCATGAGTAAAGAGGAAAAATATAATATTATCCGAGATCATTTTTTCAAATCCCATTATAATCTAAAGAATTTTCACGAGCAGCATTACCAAGATTATGGATATAAAAACCCAAAAATGATAAAGGATGCAATGATTATTCAAGGCATTACATTAAAAGCAAAAAATGAATACATCCAAAACCAAAGCACCAAGCAAACAGCTGAATTTAAAGATTACAATTTAGAAAGTTTAGACTATTTCGGTATTTCCGAATCTATAGGTCAAGATCATTTACCGTTCTATTTACCAGAGCAATTTAAAAAGGTTGGAATTTTATCAGATATTCATGTGCCATTCCACCATCGGGAATCATTGGCCTGTGCTATTAGTTATTTAAAGAAACAAGAAATTGATTGCCTGTATCTTAATGGGGACATTTTTGATGTGTACAGCCTAAGTATGCACCAAAAGGAACCCGATCTTAGGGATTTCCCAAGGGAAGTAGAAATGTGCCGAGAATTTATGCAAAAGATCAGGGATATTTTTAAACATATACCCATATATTTTAAATTAGGAAACCATGAGAACCGGTATGCCAGAATCCTACAAAATCAAGCAGAGGAATTTGCCCAAATCCATGATCTACAATTTGAGATATTTTTCCATCTGGAGAGGTTAGGATTTATCATGGTTCAAGATTGGCAAGGTTGCTATATGGGTGATCTGTTGGTGCTACATGGCCATGAATTATACGGATCCGGTGGCGCTAATCCTGCGCAAAATTTAATGAATAAGGTAATGTGTAATGCGTTAATAGGCCATGTCCATAAAACAAGTTTTGCCATGAAAAAGACAGGATTTAAAGAATCAATTAAAACATACACCACCGGATGTTTGACATATACATCACCAAAATACATGGTAATGGCCCAACATAATCAAGGGTTTGCCATTGTAGAAATTGAAAATGGTAAAAGCAATGTCCATAACATGATAATAAAAGATGGAAAAGTTTTGTAAATTTGTTTATTCATAATGGTTTATAGGGTTAAAAAAGCAAAAAAGCATCTAATTTTAGGTGCTTTTTTCTTATATTTAAAGTATTGATGGAAAATTATTGACTTATTTTTTAAAAAAGTTTTAAAATGTTTTGGAAATATCAAATAAGGCTGTACATTTACATCACACAACACATAAACCAATAAAAAAATGGAAAATTCAATCAAATTAACTGAAATTACAACTGATCAAGCTATCAATCATTCAAGAAATGATTACAATCCTTATGAGTGGAAAAAGCAAATCATGCAATTAAATAAATGGTTTTCTAATGTTAAATTTTATGAATTTGAAAACGAAGTTTATTCAATTTATAACTCAAATGGTATCAATTCAATTAAAAAAATGGAGTATATGAATTGCATTGATAATGGTGGATTAAAATCATTTGTATTTAAAAATAATGAATTGACTGAATACCCAATTAAAATTTCAAAATCTAAATCAGATTTAGAATTAGCTAAATGGATGTCAAGTCAAGGTTTAGTTTTTGCAAGTGTTTATTTTAATATATAATTAGATCCTGTGCCATGGCAGATTCCATGGCATTTTTTAATTTCTAAAACCATGAAAAAAATCATTAATTACATCACAGATTTCCACCATCAGGATCCACAGGGATTATATGGTGGCATTGCCATTTATAGTTTTATTTATTTATTATTGTTCCACATCCTACCAATTATCAAACCATGAAAAAAGATGAATCGTTTATTTTGAAAATGAAATTTCGTGATGATGCCGGATATTATACGGTGATCAAGGAGTTTTACACCTTTAATGAGGCGCAGTCTTTTTTAGATAAAGAATGGCGCATATTTAGGGGCCGGTTAGTACAGATCATGGATATACCGGATCCAATCCAATCTAATCAAATTAATCATGCGTAAAGTAAAGCAGTACGAAATACATCAAATGGTGGCAGATAATCTAAATAAAATGGGTTATTTGCCACATTCTGCAAGGGAGTTTAAACCCCATAATATTCAAAGCATTATTAGCAGAAAAGTAAATGATCCCGTGATCAATGCAGAAATTCAAAAGGTTATTAACATCCTAAACCAAACCAATAAGTAAAATGGAAAAGAAAAAATCCGTATTTGAAAGATTATCAGCCATTAATGTAAATGGCCATGTCGAAAAGAAAAAAGATTTAACATATTTATCATGGCCATGGGCATGGGCAGAAGTTAAAAGAGAATGTCCAGATGCTCGATATGTTATTAAAGAAACCGAATTTGATGAAATATTGGGTTTTATGTGCCACACAGAAGTAACAATTGAAGGCGAAACTTTAGAAATGTGGTTACCTGTTATGGATGGAGCAAATAAATCAATGCTTAAAAAACCATATAGCTATAAAACTAAATATGGTGATAAGACAGTGGAGGCAGCAACATCATTCGATGTAAACAAAACCATTATGAGATGTTTGGTTAAAAATTTGGCCATGTTTGGATTAGGATTATATATTTATGCCGGTGAGGATTTGCCTGATACAAATGATTTGGATAAATCACCTACAGAACCCAAATCTAATGTAAAGGTGGCAGAAATTTCATTAAACAAAGATCAAGAAACCCAATTAATTAATTCACTAAATGCGTGTACTGAATTAGGCCATGTATTAGAATTATGGAATGAATTAGATCCACAATATCAAATAAAAAGTGTACAAAAATTATTCACTAACCGTAAAAACCAATTAAAATGAAAAATGAACTAACATTAAAACCATCCATGATTATAAACATGGATAAGCAAGAAATCATCCATCAGGCGCAAGTTATGGTGGATGAATTTGATGTATCTTTAAAGGATCCATTAGTGCAATTGGCCATCATATCTAAATTTCAGATCTTATTTGAAACGGTGGACAAAGGAATCAAGCAAAAATCCATTGATGAACTGCACAAATTAGGTGGCAAACACAATGTTCATGGGGTGGAATTTGCCATAGCAGAGGTCGGCACATCTTATGATTATAGCGCCACCAAGAAATGGAATGATTTAGAGGATCAAATTAGTTTCCTTAAAAGGCAACAAAAAGAAATAGAATCATTCTGTAAGGCCATCACCAATTTAACCACAACAGTGGATCCGGAAACAGGTGAGGCACACGAATTTTATCCGGCAGCAAAAAAATCTACAACATCAATCAAAAAAACAGTTAAATAATTATGGGACAGTTAACAAACATTAGCATCAATTTTAATAAAATTGATCAATCACGATTAACAATCGACAAAAACGGCAATTCATGGCTAAATTTATCAGGATTTGTGAATGAAATCCCAGATAAATATGGTAATAATGGATTTATAACACAAAGCCAAACCAAAGAGCAAAGGGAAGGTGGCGAAAAGTTGCCCATTTTAGGCAATTTTAAACTGCCAATGGCAAATACTACCAAAGTACAAACAGAAATCAATCCTAAAGCAAATATGGTGGCAACAAAAGCACCACAGCCGATGCCGAGTGCATGGGTTAATGAGGATGCTGATGATGATTTACCATTTTAAACATAGGCCGGCTGAAATGTCGGCCTATATTATTTAATTATGCGAAAAATAGTAGGTCAATACACAACAAGACATGGCGAATTAAGGGCCATTTATTCCGTAGCTAATTCAGTCTTTAAACATAAGGACATAGAATTGGGAGGTAAATTTGATATTCAATATAAATTAGGTAATAAAGATGCCTATCTGTCTGGAGTGTTAGAACTTGCCACCGAAGGGAATCGTACATTATTTTTTAAAACAACAGAGGGAAAATCCATAGGGATCCCTATTATGTCAATCGTTAAATACATAAGAAAATGAGAAAAAATGAATTAGGTTACACCTATAATGAGGTGTTTACGCACATAGCAAAGGAGTTAGATAAAAATTTAAAAAAGCTAAAATATGTCGGCTTTGCACAGGATCAAGATCGAAGAAATACGAAATCTTGAATTGATCGAAGAAATTACGCAAGTCGTTTTGAAATATAAACGAAGTGGCATCCTACCAAATGATGCTAAAATTGAGGAAAAATCTTTATTGATATACCTTAATAACCGGTACGCAATTTATAATAAATACAATCACATTGATGATCATTTAGGTATATGATATTTAACTTTAATTTTAATCCATTAGTCAAGATTTTGTTAGTAATTACATTTGTAGCTGTTTTTTTAAAGCTAACAGGTGTATTTAATTATTCATGGTTCGATGCCATGATCCCTGCCATGGTATTGGTAGGATGTGAATTTTATATTTTTATTTTGGTCTTTTTCTTTTTACGCAAATGAAAACATTTCAGCAGTACGATCAGGAACATCCAGAGATTTATGCAGTTTACAAAAATGTTGCAGAGGAATTTATTAAAAAAGGTATAATTAAGATGGGATCTAAACGAATAGTTGAAGAAATCCGGTGGCACAAAAGGATAAAAACCAATGAATATTATAAGATCAGCAATAATTACACTGCCTATTATGCAAGAAAATTTGTTAATGATCATCCACAATATGCAGGGTTTTTTAACTTTATGCCATTGCGATCATCAAATAAATAGTATATTTGTAAACTTTAGCGATCTCACAACATAGCTATAAACGGTCTTAAAGGCCATCATTATTGAACCCAAGGTGAGATCTGGGGGATTTAATTGATGGTCTTTTTTATTATGAAGAAAATAAGAATTAAAAACAGGTATGGAACGGTACCAAATTCGCTATTAAACAGCGATCTAATATCGTTTAAAGCCAAGGGCATTTATGCCTATATTCAATCAAAACCGGATGATTGGGATTTTTCTGTGGAACGAATTTCAAGCCAAGTAAAAGAAGGAAAACCAAGCATTGCAGCTGCACTAAAAGAGTTAGAAAATGCAGGTTATTTGACACGAATCCGGTACCAAGCAGATTTTGGATATTGGGTTACAGACTATGTATTGCATGAATTTCCTATAAAGGAATCCCTACATACAGGAATTCCTATGCAGGAAAATCCTATAGCAGGAAAACCATCAAATAATAGTAATAAAGATTTAAGTAATAAAGAGTATATACATAATAATATAAGTAAGAAAGATAAGGACATTGGACAAATTTTGTCTAATAGAGATCTGATTTTTCAAAAATGGTTTGACTATAAAAAAGAGAAAAAACAATCTTATAAACCTATTGGAAAACAGGCATTAATTAAAACATGGGAATCGGCCACAGATGATCAATTAGAAAAAGCCATTGATCATTCAATATCCAATAATTGGAATGGAATTTTTGCTAAAAAAGAAGAAATTAATAATATTACAAAAGGCAAGCATCAAACCAATTTAGAAAACATAGAATTAGCACGACAACAAATCCAAAAACTACATGAAAACGGAACTTATAAAAATCCATTCGCCATCGGCGATTAACATCAGCAATCTGCAAAACAAAATAATGCAAGCACAAGCATCTACAAAATTGATGCTAATGCTACCAAGTGAAAAAACAGATTTAGCCACACAGATCTGGGCCATTGCAAAAATGAAATTATCATTGAGATCAGAAAATCAAAATGAGGACATGGCGCAAATAGTAATTTTAACTGATGATCTGGAATTGTTCGGAAATTTAACAAAGGATGAAATTATGATCGGTTTAAAAATGGGGTTAAACGGTGAATTTTTAAATAAGGATCAGCAGGTATTTTTTAATTCATCCAATTTTGTGCAATGGATCCGGAAATACATAGAACGCAAACAGGTAGAATTGGCAGAACTTGCAAAGTTGCCAAAAATGGAAACTATTAAACCGGTACCATCAGATCAAGAATTAAAAATGATGGCCATAAATAATGCCAATGATCATGCAGATCTGATGGTTAAAATGGGCAAAGAATTTAAATGGATTGCCGGTGGGTTATATCAGCTTTATGATGATTTAGTAAAATTTGGACTTTATGAATGTCCAGAATCGGATATAATTCGTATTAAAGCAAAGAATTATGTACCATTTTTAAGCGAAATAGAACTTAATGCGACATATAAAAGCGCATATTATAAAGAATTTATCCAATCCATGGTTAATATGGATGTTAGATTTGATCAAAATGGTCAATTATTTTAAACTAAAAACCTAATCAATGAAAAAAGTTATTAGCATTATTGCCATTACAGGCATTATTTATTTTTTATATCCTAAAAATAAACCGGTTAAAGCAGTAAATTTCAAACCAAATAGAGATTTTGGGATTATTACGCATGAGGATATTTACATTGACAACATGGAAAAAGGTAAATACACAAAACATGGTAGGTTAATTACTAAACAAAGTGGTAATTCGGAAAATCCGAATAGCCAAAACGATTTAAACCAATAAGACAATGACAGAAGAAGACAAAGCATTACAATTATTAGACAGATTTACATTTTATTTTACAAATGATTTAAATCAGGCTAAACAAGCTGCGCTAATGTGCGTTTATGAAATAATTGATTTACAAATATTAAATGGAAAAGACATCACCTATTGGCAAAAAGTTGTATTTTATTTGTATTCTATTGGAACAGGTGAATTAGAAGCGAAAGCAGATAGGTTTAATTTAAACGCATAACTTTAAATATAATTGACAAATTAAACGCATAACTTTAAAGATAATTGACAATTATAGGGTAAAAAGTAAAACAAACATTTAACAAATGAAAATTTAACAATTAACAAATTATGGAAAATCAAGGTAAAAAAACATCATCAGCCGATTTAAGCGCTGAAATTAATTTTTGGTCTATATTGGCCATTTCAATAGTTTTAATCTATTTGGCAATATGAATAAGATCATACATCCGTTTATAGTTGTTTTATTTACAGCTATAATAATTGTGATAACTGCAATAGTTATAGCCATAGATATTCCAAAGGTTAAAAAAAATTC